TTTCTGAGCTTCCGTTAAGTGCTCGGCAAACACGCATGGAACATCCGCAATGCCTTCTTCCTTGGCCGCTATTATTCTGCCATGTCCGGCAATGATGTTTAAGTCTTTGTCGACTATGACCGGATTAACAAAGCCAAATTCCCGCAATGACGAACGAAGCTGAAGAATTTGCCCCTTGCTGTGGGTTCGGGCATTCCGAGCATATGGCACAAGCCGGTTTATATTTACTTTTTCAAAACGTTCAGTTGTGTTCATTTATTACCCCTCCTGCCCGACAACAGGGCTTCCATAATGTCGTCCTGCGGATTGCCGACAAAAGCCGTGGTGCAGTTTTGCTTGACGATGTCAAAAATCTCATACCAGATGAGATTCGCCTGTTTTTGAAAAGACTGGCTCATTTGCACAAACGGGCTGCTCATCGCGCCGCCTGTGGTCGGGTGCTTGCCCAAAAGACCGTAGGTGCTGATTGCCTCCTCGCACTGAATGTAACGTGTGAAGGCCTGCGCATATGCTTCAATCAGCCGGGGATTGACGAATTTTTCGCAGCCTCGCTCTTTGAGCCATTTCCAGGTTTCAACGAATAAAGCGTCAGCGCCAAGCGGCTTTCCACCTTTTTGCCTTGTGCTGAGGTAATCGCTCGGAGCGGGCATATCCTCGCCGTACAAATCTGCTGCATTTTCAAGCTCGTCCGCTTCAAGCTGCGATTCTGGCCGAAATTCCGGCGTTTCAAGTACTTTTGCCGTTTTCCCGGCAACGATCTTCTCCGCAAGGGGCTGCGGTTTGTCACCTGCGCGGATACGGCGACCGCCCCTGTTTGTTCCGTCTTTAGCCATACATTATTGCCTCCTAGCTACAATAAGGGTTAATCCCCCCTTTGAACCGATAATTATTCACACGAAGCCCCACGCCCGTTTCCTTTGGCAAAAGGTGGGAGGATTTCGACCGCCCCTACCGGATACACAATTTTTAGTTTTGTATTGACAAAGTGCATACCAAGCAGTATGCTGAATATACAATGAAACGAAAGGTGTGTGAAACCATGAATGAAACTACAAATGTTAGCATCCGGATAAATGTTCAACTAAAAAAGCAGGCCGAAGATCTCTTCTCGGACTTAGGTCTTAATATGACCACAGCCATGACCATATTCCTTCGTCAGGCTGTACGCAGTCAGGGAATCCCGTTTGAGATTTCCCGTGTTCCGAACGCAGAAACAATTGCGGCAATGAGAGAAGCGGAAACCATTTCCCGCGATCCGAAAGTAAAGGGCTATACCGATCTTGACGCGTTATTTAAGGATTTGAAAGCATGAAATATACCGTCAAAGCCACAAACAGATTCCGCAAGGACTACAAACTAATGGAAAAACGCAACTTGGAGATGTTCTTGCTTGACGAAATCATTATGAAGCTGGCGCAGGGTATTCCGTTGCCTTCGTTCAACCGCGACCATGAACTTACTGGTAACTATGCCGGGCATCGGGAATGTCATATCCATCCTGACTGGTTGCTAATCTATCGCATCGAAAACGACATTCTAGTCCTTACACTGACCCGTACAGGTACTCACAGCGATTTATTTTAAGCGTCTCTGCCAGCGCCCTCCCTCACGAGCTGTAATTTCGGAATGACAGGAAGTACACAAAGCCGTAAGGTTGTCGTCGTTATTCGTGCCGCCTTGCGCCAGCGGCTTGATGTGATGAACTTCCTCAGCCGATGTAAACCTTCCATTCTTCTCACACTGCTCACAGAGAGGATGAGCTGCGATGTATCTGTTGCGCACCTTCCTCCACGTACCGCTGTAAAGTTTGCGTGTAGCCGGGTCGCGCTGGTAACGTTCGTATCGTCTTGCTTCCTGTTTGGCGTGTTCTTCACAAAAATGTCCGTCCGTTAGTTTCGGACAACTGGGATATGAGCATGGTCGACGGGGCTTGTAGGGCATCGGTTCATCTCCTTCAGGGCAAAAGTAAAGCCACCGAGAATCTTTGCTCGATGGCTTTCTTTATCCTATTTCGCTAAATGTATCATAACATAATGTTTTACATGACAAACAGTGACATTTAGTGACTTGTTTCAGAAAGTTTTATCATAGAGACAGCCAAGTCATGCATGCGATAAACATGCCGCACGTTATACCCCATGTCCACTGCAATCTGCTCCCAAGACTTGAAACACAGGTATCTAAGCTCCAATATCGTCTGACATTCCGCATTAACAACCGCTTTAATAAGTCCTACGATTTCACGCTTCAAATCAATTAGCCGGTCAATGTCATGATCGATCTCCGTTTGCAGATCAATAATCTTAGTGACTGCATCCGCCATCATTGATGTTGCTCGATTTGGATTCCTAGGCATGCCGGTCAGCGTATGAGTTGCTTTGGTGGCAAGCTCGTTTAGGGAAGCTACCTGCTCAAGTTTGCTGTTAATCCTCTGATCCAATCTGTATGCTTGTCCTAGATATTCCTTTGCGTTCATTTCGCCACCTCCGCTTTCAGCTTTCGGATTAGCGTTTCCGGTTCGATACTTGTCAGCACCTCAAACCAATTCGACCGGAAAAACCTCTCCACACTACGTTTTGCTGACAAAGCTACCTTGTTATGCGGATGCGTTTTTAGCCTTCTTAAAGCTACTCTATAATCCTTGACCGCTTGCAGGATAATGGCATTCGCCAATCTTTCGTATGCGTCATTCATGCGATTTACCTCCGCTCCGTCAAATTTGCCTTGACTGCATTGATTAGGTCAGACTGAATTTTCTCTTTTTTGTGAAGCGCAGTCATGACCTGCTCGTCAATCGTGCCTTTTGCAACGATATGGTGGATAACCACAGTATCACGCTGCCCTTGTCGCCATAGGCGAGCATTGGTCTGCTGGTATAATTCAAGTGACCAAGTCAACCCGAACCAGATGAGGGTGGAACCGCCGCTTTGAAGGTTCAGTCCATGTCCCGCAGAAGCGGGATGAATAATAGCAACAGAAATTTCGCCAGCATTCCACCTGCGGATACTTTCAGCTGTATCCAGACGCTCAGCGGGAAAACGTTTAAGTATTCGTTCAAGGTCATGCTTGAACCAATAGGCGATAAGAACTGGTTTGCCATTGGCCGCTTCGATCAGGTCTTCAAGAGCATCCAACTTTCGGTCATGCAAGTGAATGGCTTTGTGATTTTCGTCATAGACCGCACCGTTTGCCATCTGCAGCAACTTAACGGAAAGGGCTGCTGCATTGGCGCTATCAATCTCCGATCCCTTTAGAGACAACACCATCTCGTCCTTCATGGTCAGGTAGTGTTGTTTCTCAATTGGCGACATCCGGACAGGGACTTCGTTTATAACCAATTCCGGCAGTTTCAAATGGTCGCTGCCTTTCATCGAAATCGTAATATCAGAGATAAGCCCGTAGATGGCCTCTTCAGCACCCGGCTTTGGTGTATAGGAAAACACCACCTGAGCGTTTCTCTTGTCTGGGACAAAGAAGGTAGAACGGTAATTCCCGATAAATCTTCCCAACCGCTGACCCATATCAAGTAGCCGGAACTCTGCCCACAGATCCATGAGGCCGTTGCTTGACGGCGTTCCAGTAAGCCCAACAATTCGTTTCACGCCCGGCCGTACCTTTAAAAGACTCTTAAACCGCTTAGCTTGATGGGACTTGAAGGAGGACAGCTCATCAACGACTATCATGTCATAGTCAAAAGGCAGGCCACTCTTATTGACCAACCATTCGACGTTTTCACGATTGATGAGATGCACCTGAGCCTTTTGAAGCAGTGCCGCTTTTCGCTCGCGTTCATTCCCGACAACAACGGTATATTTCAGCTCCGAGATATGATCCCATTTCTCGAGCTCAGCTGGCCAAGTATCACGAGCCACTCTAAGTGGGGCAATAACCAGCACCTTTCGAATCATAAAGCTATCGAGAGTCAGCTCAAAGATGGCAGATAGGGTGATCACACTTTTCCCAAGACCCATATCTAGCAGGATCGCTGCAATCGGATGTCTGAGGATGTACTCCGTTGTATAAACCTGATATTCATGTGGTTCGTATTTCATCAAGTATCCCTCCAATCTGCCTTTCATCGTCAAGGACATACACCAGAAAGCCTAATGCCCGTAACATCTCATGCCTTCTAAGCTGCAAAGGGCGTGGCTTACAGCCCATCGTTTTAACCTCAATAAAAGCCATTTTTGAAGTCGGTAAAAGCACAAGGCGGTCGGGCATTCCATCAAAACCTGGAGAAACAAACTTCAGTGCAATTCCACCGGCTGCTTTCACCGCCCGGACAAGTTTTTGTTCAGTCGATTTTTCACGCATAAAACCTCCTTGTGCCCATCTCTATGCCCAAGCGGTTTAAACTCTTACGCGCGTATACGCGCTTATACGTGCCTATTACTCCTTTACTTATTATAACTACAACTTTAATTAGATAAGAAATCGGCACAATGGGAACAAACACGCCTTTAAGCCTACCGGCTGAAGGGCTTGCGACTTTGCCCAACCTGTGTGCCTTACCTTTAATGAGCAGCATCGGCATATGCCAGCACCTCACTTTCGGTTCGAACGAACACACGTTGAGGACCATAAAACGGCACATGTTTTTTGCCTGTCTTGTTGCCGGTGAATTTCGCCCATCCGCCAATCTTGTTA